CGGGGTCTGCTCAATTTCCAGCGGCCGGCCCTCTTGCTCCATCCGGGCGCGGACTGCCTGCAAGATATACCCCTGCAGGCTTTGCCCAGCGGCAGCAGCCGCGGCGCGGATCGCTGCGCCTTGATTCTTGTACGGCTGAATTTTTATTTTATCTAGCTTGTCCTGATGCCGTTTGTCTGTTATCGCTTTCTTTTCGCTCAATGCCATAATATCCCCCCATTTCGGCACACTTGGAATAATTATATTATACAAGATTTGTTGGCGTGGTTCCATGCGCATTTTGCACAACATGGTTCCACGCTTTTTGTGCAAAACGTAGATTGCGTGGTTCCACGCTTGACAGCCTTGTTTCTGCGTGGTACCATGTAGCCACAGCAAGCGCCACGGCAACCGCCGGACGCAAGCCAGTCACCCGACAGGGGAGAAAGGAGAACCGACACATGAGCGCAAATTTCTTCAAGCTGCCCGAATCCGACAAGCGGAAAATCTGGGCGGCGCTGCTCAAAGAGTGGGCAGCAAAAAAGGCTGCCAACCGGGCAAACGGTTGACAGCCTAGCAAGATGGGATTTGATCCACCAATCTTGCAATGATTTTACCACCGGCAGGCGGTAAAGTCAAGCGGATGCCCCGGCAGGGCTGCACCGCTCAAACAAAGCGGCCTTGCCCCACTACCCCGGCAGCCCGCCGGGAGAAACCGAAAAAAGCAAAGGAGCAAAGAACATGAAACTTTTGAACACTGCAAAGAAGATCACCACCGCCGCCGCACTGGTGGCCGCAATGCTGGCAGGCACAGCTCCCAAAGCCGCCGCCTGCCCCTACACCGTCGGCCCCCTGGGCCGCTACATCGCCCCGGCCATTGTGCAGGGCATGACCGCCACCGATGACGGCGCGGTTGAAGTCTGGTGCACCGACGCGCTGGACGGCGACGACTGGTTTTTTACCGTCGATGCAAAAACCGATCTGCGGATTTATGACCGGGTACAGCTGGTAGTTGATGCCAACGGCACCCCGGACAACTTCGCAGATGATAAAGTGCTCGATGCGCTTTACTGCCACGACTGCGACAACATGGAAGATTGAACCGAAAGGAGTGCAGAACATGACAACAGCCGCCAGCCGTGAAGATCAGGTTTTGAACCAACAGGAGCGCGAAAGCGACGACTGCGCCGGGTGCCCGTTCGCAGGTGTCAACACCTGCCGGAACCAGTGCCATGAAGTGACCGCCATCTATAACCCGAACTTGACCCACTGAAAGGAGTGCAGCAACATGATGACACTTGTACAGATCCGCGAACGGAACCGCAAGGAGAGCGCCGCAGCCCAGCGCCTGCAGGCCGCCGGGTATCGGCTGGAAGGATGGGACCCCCGCACCGGGCAGCGGATCGCCGCCCAGATCACCGACGAGAACACCAACGACGAACGCCGCACGTTCTACACCTTCCCCACCTGGCAGGATGCCGCGGCCGCGCTTCTGGGCTGAATGCCCACCGGATGCCCTGGCAGAGCCGCACCGGACAAAGCGGCCCCGCCCCACTACCCCGGCAGCCGCCGGGAGATCACCGAACACCAACACAACAAGCAAAGGAGCGTTACACATGACTAACAACGAGATCATTTACAGCGAAGTCAACGCGAAGTATCACACCCCGGAACAGCGCCGCGCTATCCTGGCGCTGGCCTACACCCCGGAGCAGATCGCCGCCAAGGGCAAAGAGATCCACTTCAAGGATGTGCCCGAAGAGCAGCAGGGCGAAGAGCTGGAAAAGCTGCTGCTTGCTGGCCTGTTCCACACGTTCCACGAATGGAAGGAGCGCGGCAAGAGCGTCAAGACCGGCGAGAAGGCCGCGATTGATACCCGGCTTTGGAAGCTGGACACCCGCCCCCGCAAGACCCGCAGCAGCGGCAAGGAGCCGGACGCACTGACCAAGGCAGCCGAAGAGCAGGGCGATAACGGGAACTATTACAAGGCCCCTGCGCACCTGTTCCATATCGGGCAGGTGGAAGCAAGCCGCCCCGCACCTGCCGGACGCTTTAAGAGCCTGGACGAGATCCGCGCCTATAACAAGATGCTGGCGGATCAGCGCAAGGCCGCCAAGGCCGCCGCAGAGCAGGCCGCCAGCGCCCCGGCCCCGGTCATCACCGAAGAGCGGCACGAACCGCCGGAGCTGGTCCACGTCGATCCGCTGCCCACCAAGAAGGCCGCAAAGAAGGCCAGCAAGCCCACCGCACCGAAGAGCGCAAAGAAACCCGCCGCCACGAAGAGCGCCCCGCAGAAGAGCGCACAGCCCGCCCCGGATGCACTCCGCACCGCACAGCAGGCAGAGCGGGAAGCAAAGGCCGCTTTCCTGGCTGTCCCCGACACCGACCGCAAGGGTCAGGCCGCCGCGCTGGACGCCTGGCGCAAGACCCGGAAAGCCGTAGAGGACGCAAAGCAGGCCCCCGCCGCTGTGGCCGTGCTGGACGAAGCACCGGTGAAACAGCTGGACTTTGAGAGCATCGCCGCCGGTCTGCTGGCATGATCCACCACCACGAAACCGGAAACTTTAGCAGGGCTGCACCGGGCAAAGCAACCCCGCCCCACTTCCCACCGGCACCCCGCCGGGAGGATCACCACAAAACGAAACACGAAAGGAAGTTTGAACCATGAAAAAGTTTAGCAACGTCATCGACCAGATCAACGAGGTTTTGCGCCAGCAGTGGACGCTGCAGGACCTGCGCCGCAAGGCAGAGTGCACCGGCCACCCTGCAGAGGTTCAGCAACAGATCACCGCTGCCCGCCTCCGCCTGATCTGCGCCCGCCGCGGCTACCTGCTCACCGCCTGACCTGCCCCCGGATACTCTGGCAGGGCTGCACCGACACAAAGCAGCCCAGCCCCACAGCCCCGGCAGCCCGCCGGGTACGAAACCAGAACGAAACACGAAAAGGAGTTTTTGCAATATGAAAAGAGCATCCAGCAACGCCCCCGCCGGTCTGAACGTGAAGAAGATCACCGCCTATCTGAAAGGCCAGGCCAAGAACCGCAACGCCGTGCGGATCACCTGCCAGGGCGGCAGCGTGTACATCTTCACCGGCTATGCAGCGTTCAAGCTGCCCGCCGTCCTTTACCCGGAAGTGATCCAGC